CGTGAGCGTGGTTTGCTTGAGTGATCCCGAGTCGGCACTCATCCGCTTCCTCGGGTCAGCGCCCGAGAACTGTTCCTGGTGTTGGCGTCCGCTAATCGACCCGGTGGTCCTTTGGGCGTTAAAAAACGCCAGGCTCGCGTTTCATCCCGAATGCGCCGCTGACACGCTGATTTTTGAGGCTCGGCGAGCCAAAATGGCCTCCCAGGGGCAATCACTTCTCGGTGGGATGATCCACGCTGGCACGCAGTAGCCGCGAGCGAGCCACGATGAACGCGGCGTTGACGGAAAGATCTCAACCAAAAACTCGAGCGCGCCGCAATGGTCGCATCAACTTCGAGCGAATCAATCGCGCAGCGATGGCGGTGTTGCCCTCTCTCCTCGCCCGCTGGCTGCCCTCAGGACGAGTTCACGGGCACGAGTACATCGCGCTCAATCCGAAGCGCGCCGATCGGCAGCTGGGGTCGTTCTCGATCAATCTCCATTCAGGAAAATGGGCTGACTTCGCCACCGGCGATAGGGGCGGCGATCCAATATCGCTCGCCGCGTATTTGGGTGATCTCGGGCAGATAGAAGCAGCCAAGCGCTTGGCCGCAATGCTCGGCATCGAGACCCACGATGCCCGATGAACAGGTGTTCAAGCCGCTGGCGGCCGAGGAGGTCGCAGCCAGTTTGACCCCGGGCCCGATGCCGGCGAAGGAAAAACTTTCACCACGCGTGCCGGTCCCCGCCGATGCTCCGCCCTGCCAATGGCGCCACCCGAAATACGGTGCGCCTGCGCCATGTGGCCCTATCACGATCCGAGCGGCAGGCTCGTCGGTTATGCCGCCCGGGTCGAATATTCGACGACTGATGGCCGGCGCCAGAAGGATGTATTTCCACTTACGTTCAACCACGTCGCGAACGAGCAGGGTAATTATCGTTATGGGTGGCGAGGCCAAGGCGTGCCGGCACCGCGCCCGCTGTATCGTTCACATCAGCTGGCCGCGGCTCCCTCAGCGCCGGTGATCGTCACCGAGGGGGAGAAGGTGGCCGATGCTGTGACGGGACTGTTCCCCGGCTATCTCGCAACGACCTCGATGGGCGGCGCCAAGGCCCCGAGAAAGTCGGATTGGGCACTGCTCGCCGGCCGTGATGTGGTGATCTGGCCTGATCAGGATGAGCCAGGCCGCAGATACGCCGAGCAGGTGGCGGAACTCGCGACGATGGCTGGTGCTGCTTCCGTTTCGATCGTCATCGTGCCGGCAAATTGGCCCGAGGGCTGGGATATCGCCGACCCGCTACCCGATGGGGCCGATATCGGGATGCTTCCCGAGTTGCTGCGCTCAGCCCGTCCTTGGGCCTCGACACTGTCCAGCCGAGGCGTGGCGCCCCCTGTCCCTTCGCAGCTGCCCGTCATCAACGTCGTGACCGGCTTGCGCCACATCGCCGCCAATCAAGGGCTCGCCGCCCTGGTGGCGGCGGAGATCCCGTTTTACCAGCGCAACAGAAAGATCGTCCGCGTCGCTCTCGTCAAAGCCAAAAATTCAGCCGGCGAAGTCATGTTCGTGCCCGGAATCGTCGACGTCGACAAGCCGACGATGGAACGCCAACTGGCACACAGCGCCACGTGGACCAAATTCGACGGGCGCAGCAACAGGGACGTGCAGATCGACCCACCCGGCCCCGTCGCCACGCAAATCCTGTCAATGCTCGGCGAATGGCCATTTGAACCGCTACGCGGGATCATTCAGTGCCCGACGTTACGCCCAGACGGTACCCTGCTCGATCGGCAAGGCTACGATCCCGCAACGAGCATGGTGCTCACCAATACACTGGCAATGCCGCCGGTGCCCGATCCAACTCAGCAGAACGCCGAAGCGGGTCTCGGGGCACTCCTGGCGCTGCTCGAGGAATTCCCGTTTGTCGACGAGGCCAGCAAAGCCGTCGCGCTCTCAATGCTGATCACGCCCGTCGTCCGCGGCGCCATTGATGTGGCGCCAATGCACTTGATCACAAAGCCCGTGGCGGGAACCGGAGGCTCCTATCTCGTTGATTGCGCAGCGATGATAGCCACGGGCGAGAAGTGCGCCGTCGAAGCCATGGCCCCAAACTACGAAGAAACCGAAAAGCGACTGATCGGAGCCGCACTCAGCGGCTTCCCGATCATCGGCATCGATAATGTCCGCGAGATCATCGCCGGCGAGTTCTTTTGCCAGGTCGTCGAACGCCCGCTGATGAGCCTGCGCGCGCTCGGCTCGTCCGATAAGCACCGCATCCCAAACACCTTCACCGTCTTCGCGAACGATAATAATGCAACCGTCGCAGACATGGTGCGGCGCACGATCCGCGCGCTGCTCGACGCCAATCGCGAACATCCCGAGGAGCGGTCATTCAAAAGAGACCCACTAACCGAGATTCAAAATAATCGCGGCGATTACGTCACGGCCTGTCTTACGATCCCGCTTGCCTACATCAAGGCAGGAAGCCCACTAAAAAAACAAATAACCCCGCTGGCGAGCTTTGGCGAATGGTGCCGTTATGTCCGTGAGCCGTTGATCTGGCTCGGTTGTGCCGATCCTGTCGGTACCCAGCACCCAGAAGGATTTGCGAACAGACGATCCGCAAAAGGCCGAAATCACCGCTGTCTTCGATGCAATCGTCGACCCCTTTGGGCTCGGAAAAGAACAAGGTCAATTTACAAAAGGCCTGATCGAGGAAGCCGTCAAAGACACAAACGTCGCGCTGTTCGAAGCCCTGCATAAAGTGGCCGCACAGCGTTATACCGACGGCGCACGCAAAATCGACCCAGACAGGCTCGGGAAATGGCTGCGCGATCACGATCGTACCATCGCGGGAAAGTATAAGCTGATGGCCGATCGCACAAACGCCTCTCGCCCCCGTTGGTATCTTGATATCGACCGACCCGGTCTTGTGGGGTAAATCGGGAACATCGATGGGGATAATGGGGATCAGGGGGTTCTGCCGGCCACCCCCTGTGATTTGTCATATGCCTCTACTAACTGCGACCCATTCTCAACTGACAGTTTCTCGCGCGTAGGTTAGTGAACCCTATTATCCCCATTATCCCCATTATCCCCATCGATGTTCATGCCATGTTCTACACGGGGGGGTATAGGAAAGAAACGCTCCTAAGATGGGGAATCACTGACTTCACTGACCTCACTGACAGGCGGCCGTGGCAGAACTTCGCCGACATCAACTCTAACCGAGCCGAGAAGCCGAACCGGACAGACCTTCCCACGGAAGCGGTGGCGGGCCACGTTCCAGCGCCGCAGTGGGAACTCTCCAATTAAGTGCGAAGCTGCACGGCGTTGCCTGTTGCGCGATTGCCGGTTAGGACGCACCTTACGAGTCCGATGTGTCCCCCGCGCGCGCCTCTAACCTTTTAAGGCTCATCCGTGAGCCTCGCAGCCAACCCGCTGAAGCGCACGGTATCCACCGAGCGGGTGCGCCGGACACGCCAGCGCCGCCGGCGTGGGATGCGCCACGTCGCCCTCGAGCTCTACAGCGCCGACATCGCCGCGCTCGTCGATCTCGGTTGGCTAGCCTCCGCCAATTGCGATCAGGTGGCCCTGACAGAAGGCTTTTGCGGCTTCGTCAACCAGTCGTTGGAGTTAGGGGTAATGCCGCCCCGACGCCTAACTTGAAAGCGGGAGGATCTTCCCAATGGTGCCTCAGATGCCCAAGGCGAAACGGAAACATGTTGCCACAGGCCGCCCCCGTGGCGGGCGAAACGTAATTATAAATGGGGAGCCGGCTAAGGAGCATATTTATACCCCAGAGATCGCATCAGAGATCCTCGAACGCATGGCAAATGGTGAAACCGTCACAGCTATATGCCAAAGTGACAGTCGGTTCCCTCACGCTCGTAAGGTCCGGGGATGGAAATATGAGGTCGAGGGCTTTGCGGCCTCTTATATGCGTGCGAGGGAATTACAGGCCGAGGCTTGGGAGGATCATATTTTAGCGCTAGGTGAAAACGAAGAGCTTGAAGCGCACGAAAAGCACGTTCGTTTTGATATAAAGAAGTGGGCTATGTCAAAATCGGCCCCTCATCTGTACGGCGACAAAGTAACTATTTCCGGCGACCCCGCCGCGCCACTTCAGCATGTCGTAACACTGGAAAAAGCCATCGAGACTATGACGGCGGCTGAATTAGATGCGCTGGAGCAGTTTTGCCAGGCGCGGATCAAGGCGCAGGACGCTGAATTTGAGGAACTGCCTCCCCAAGAACTGGCGGCTCGCAATCAGCGCACAAGTAAAGGTTGCGGTTATATGTGCCCGCACCCTACCCTCATCCCGCCGCCTCCCGATATGCCGGAAACCTCCCCTATAATTTAGCGGATTTACGAGCCAGCGCTCGCTTGACCCCCTGATGGCTGAGCTCGATGCCGAATTCCGTATTCATGTGCTGGGAGATGGCCCGATAACTCATGCCCTTTGACCGAAGGGCCTGCATCTCGGCGAGGGCCCGCTGCTCCTTTTCGACCGGAACTAACGCCCCATCTTCGCCGATGTCCCACCCGAAGGGTCGGTCACCACCGAGATATTTCCCGGTCCGCCGCTGATGGCGCTTGGCGTCGCGGATGCGCTCACCGATCCGCTCGCGTTCGAACTCGGCGATCGCCGCTAAAATCGTCAGCACGAGCTTGGCGATGCCGTCACCCGAGACATCGCCGCCGAGATCGAGAAGCCACAACGAGATCTGACGGCGCTGGAACTCCCGGATCACGTTGAGCGCGCTCCAAGCGGAGCGGAACATGCGATCGAGCTTGGCGGCGATGACGACGTCGCCCGCCCGGAGTGCAGCCATGAGCCGCGCCCCTTCCGGGCGATCACCGAGGGGAACCGAGCCTGAGATCCCGCGCTCGATAAACATCTCGGCGATCTGCCAGCCCTGTTCCAGCGCGCGGCCCTCGATCCGGCGGATCTGCTCTTCGAGCGAGACGCCTTCGTCGGCTTGGCGCTCGGTCGAGACGCGGACGTAGCCGTATACGGTCAAGTCTCGCCTCCGAGCGCAGCGGTTGCCCTGGTGCCGTGCGACCCTCCGTCCTCGATGATCTCGATCTTCCACGGGGATTTGTGCACCGCGACCATCAGGGCGAGTTCGTTGGCCAGGGTGTCGGCATCGAGATGCTTCTGGATATCGGTGGCATCCAGCATTGGGCCACGCCCGATCTCCGCAATATCCCATTCACGTGTCGCCGGGACATCGCGCTCTTCGAATTGTGGCTTGTGGTCGATCAGGACGCCGGTCGGGAATTTCTGCTTGCGCAGTCCGAGCTCGGGCTGCCAGAAAACACATCCGGGCGACCACTCGCCGCCGGCCTCGTATTCGGCTAGATACGTCAGACCGAGATCCTGGCACACGCCTTCGACTTGCTCGAAGCGTCCCCAAGGCTGCTCGTTGGCGTTGATGGTCAGATGGGTCTTGCTCTTTGCAACCCTTTCGATCTCCTGCAGGATGTCTTCATCACTGAGACTGTGGTCGATCCAGTCGAAGCCGGCGCCGTCGTCAAGGATCGCGTCGATCAGCTTCTGGATATCGGTGCGCTTGATCCTGCCACCGATGTTCATTGATGCGTTGGCGCATTCCATTAGGTCAGCCTCCCGCGAGAATTGTGAAGTACGATCGACAGTCCGTCGCTGTCGTAATGCCATTGGAAACGGCGTTGGAGTTCGGGCGTGCCGAGCCGGTTCTGCGGATAGACAAGCCGGTGAGCGGCGTAATCGTTGACCACCTGCGCTTCGCGCCGCAGCGTGATCTGGTAGTCGGTCGACCACTTCCGACCATGACCGAAGCCGGGGATATGACGGTTGATGCGGTCGTGCAGCCCCTCGTGGAGCTCACGCAGAATGTCCTTCGCTTTGCAGGGATACCATTCCCACCCCTTGACCTGGGACTCGGGGTCGAGGGTTTTCAGCGTGCGCCAGGACCGGCAATACGTCGGGAGAGAGCAGCGCTTGCCGTTCGGCAGCAGGATGACGCGCCTCACGGCGCGTTCTCTTGTTCGCAGGCGGATTGGCGAAGCTCTGGTGAGGCATATCCGCACGCCAGTGCATGGGCGTCATTGTTGCAAAAGCCGCGATCCTTGAAGCTTTTGAAGCGGCGTTGCCAAGCGAAGCGATCGACCAACTCGCGGGTCTTGCTCGGCAGATCGCGCTTGCCGATGTAATGCGCCAGAGCCTGGGTCGCGAAGGACTCGTCGTCTTCGATATCGTGAGACCACGCGAGCTCTGCTGTGTGCATCGCCGCGCGTGCCATGGCCTCCTCCTCGCTGGCCTCGCCTGGGATTGCTGGTGAGAGATGCGAGTGCGGCTTGCCGTGAACGCTCACCAGCGCATTGCACCAACCGTAAGAACCGAAGCGCCAGACCAGCGAGGCGCAGTCACCGACGGCGACGATGCTCGGGGTTTGTTCGGCTTGCTTGACCAGCGCTTCGAGCTTGCGGCGGGCGTTGGCCTTGGCCTCCCGAACGGTTGCGCCTCCACCGTCCATGCCATGGTAGGTCAGCCGAATTCTGGTGGTCATTCTCGATCCCTCTGTAACGCTGTAACGGTGCTCCTAATTTCGGGAACGAGAAACCCGATGTCAAGCCTCTAATGCGGCTTTACACTGCCAATAAAAGAGCTTGAAGAATAAGGTAGTGAGACGGCCCATCCTCCGTCGCCGCCCGGGGCTCTACCTGCAGCATAGAGGCTGTCGATTGTAGTGGTGCCAAGGGCTGGCGGAGCGGGAGATCAATCCTAGCGGCATCGCACAGTCGAGTTCGACGTGCCCGCGCCGGCCCGTTTTCTTCCGTTCGCGACCGTTGAGGCCCAGCTGCAGGCGAGATACCCTCATTGGCGAGGCGCTGCGCCACGCTCATTCGGCAGGTTTCCGTGTGGCGCTCGGCTGGCGAAGGTGATCGCTGATGTTTTCACCCCAGTCAGAAAGCGGGCGACACGAAAACTGACCCCGAAATTCCGAATGTTCGTTTGACACGGGCTCGGCATAGGTCGTCCAGGCGGTATCGTCGGGATTTTTTCGGAGGCTCAATGACCCTCCACCACCCCCTTAGGACAGCTGTGCGGTGGGTGCTTTTTGGCTCTCGACAATACGCGACACTTTTTGCCACCCGAACGCCGACTTTTGTCTGAGCCGACCAGCAACCGCCATCGCAGTGCTGGTGACTGCAAGTCGTGCGGGCTGTGCCGATTGAGCTTAAAAAGACAACAATTAGCGCCGCGCTGAAGGTGATGCGCCGCCCGATCCCGAGCGACCGCCGTCGATGACGATATGCGTGCCGGTAATGTCGCTTGCCAGATCGGAGCAGAGATACATCACCACATTTGCCACTTCCTCTGGCGTCGCGTAGCGCCCGGTCGGGGTGCTCGCACTGTTCGCGTCATGCACCGCCGCCGGATCCGCCGGATTTCGCTGTGCTTCCAGCGAGCGCATCATCCGCGTCTCGACCGGGCCGGGACAGACGGCATTCACTCTTACGCCCAGATGCGCGACATCAGCTGACGCGACCTTGGTCAACCCCAGCACCGCATGCTTGGAGGCGACATACGGCGCCATACCGGGCCCACCGAACAATCCGGCTACCGAGGCGGTGTTGACAACGGCGCCGTGCCCCTGCTTCAGCATCACCGGCAGCACATGCCGCAT